TGGAAACACGAGCATCCAGATCGCCTCGGCGACTGGTCTGCCAGCACTGACGCCGTTCACGCTGGCCCTCGACTACGAGGCTGCTACCGAGGAGCTGGTCGAGGTTACCGCAGTAGCGGGTACCACCCTGACCGTAACCCGAGGTATCGACGGCACTTCTGCTGCGGCGCACAACGCCGGAGCCAGGGTGAGGCACGTCAGCTCCGCCCGAGACTTCAGTGACTCTCGCACTCACGAGAACACTGCGACCAATGTCCACGGCCTTGCCGTGGGCTCTGCGGTCGTGGGCACGAATGACACCCAGACCCTATCAAACAAGACGCTCAACAATGCCACTGGCACGCTGAGCAACGTGGATCTCTTCGCCTCCGCCGCATGGGTGACTACGGTCAACGGTACGGCGGCTGGCACCGCCGATCTCATGAAGTGGCTCAGGGACCCCTCTGCCGCTCACGAGGTTGCCAAGGTGACCAACAACGGTGCAGTGTTCGTCAGGAACCAGGACGCCGCAGCGGACTCAAACTTCAACACCTACAGGTTCAGGGTCATCAAGGATGACGGTACTACCGACATCTTCTCCGTCCTTCAGGGCGGAACTGCGACCTCCTGGACCAACTCTGGTCAGACTGGGTTCCAGGTCAAGCCAAGGACGACCGACAACAACGAGGCGATCAGGGTCCGTAACTCTACGGACACCGCATCCACCTTCGCTGTATGGAACAACGGTCGAGTCGATGTCAATGGCTCTGATCCTGCGTTCTCCCAGCTAGATGTTCACGGCGCAGCCGGTCAGTCCGCCTCCATCATGCGCGTCATGAACAACGACGAGACCAGCACCTACTTCTCCATCAGCAACACGGGTGCTGGTAGCTTCACTGGCAACCTGAGCGTCGGCGGCACCACCACGTCTACTGGGCTTCTCACTGCAAACGCAGGCGCAGCAGTGACTGGCACGCTGACCGTTTCCGGTCACACCAGTGCAACCGGAACGTCCATTGCCACTGCGGCATCAGGGTTCAGCGTTGACTCTGCGACGACTGGAGTGCTGAAGTCTGGGTGGATCATCGTCACCCTGGTGCTGCTTCGCACTGGCGGAACGCTTACAGCGTCCGCCACCGGTAACCTGACCGACACCGACCTATGCACCATCCAGCCAAGCTGGAGGCCGGACGCTGTCTTCGGCAGCGACCGCATGATCGGTGGATTCGGTACTGGATTCACGTCTGGAGCTGTCGGCCTCAACCCGTCGACCGGGCTGGTGGAACTACTGGACGCGAACAGCAGTAGCACTATCGACAACGGGCACACCGTCCGCGTCACCTTCGTATATCCGCAGTAAGGAGTAGCAGTGGCGACACTCGTACGTAAGATCCCTGACCAGCTCAGTGGTCTGGGTACCGCCTCCATCGGGCAGTACAGCCTTCAGGACAACGCGTATGACTACGCCCTAGCTGGTATCCCCTTCCTCTCCGCCACGCAGGACAACCGTCCATACACTGAGCGCATGGCGGAGATCAGGAAGCAGCAGTTCGACGCGTTCGCCGAGCCTGGTGAGCAGTCCATCTCCGGTAACTTCTGGTGGCTGAGGTCCCAGTCCACCTTCAATGGTGGAGCTGGACTCCTGTACCAGGACCCGGACAACGACAACCAGTTCAACTTCAAGTTCGCGGACTCGCTAGGCGTGGATCCATGGACCTCCGGTCAGCTCAAGCTGCTCAGGGATGTCAGCCTCACTGCGGCTACCGCAAGTACGCCCATCCATGTGCGAGGATTCGTCGACACTTCAGGTGTCGATGCGTACTGGGTGACGTACAACGACCACATGGACAAGATCACTGACTCTGGTACAACCGTGATCATCGGTGCCACCCTGGACCCGATCTATGACCTGACGTCTAGCGGTAAGCAGTACTTCATCGCAGTATCCAACGGAATCAAGAAGGGAACGGACGCGGGAGCGACGTCCACCATCTACTCCGGTGCATACAACAGCTCGGCAGAGCTGGAGTTCCTGAAGGGTCGACTGATCCTGGGGCACAACAACAGCGTGTACCAGCTAGTCGTCTCTCCAGCGGGAGCGCCTGTAGCGCTCCCTACTGCGACGTACACTCACGAGGATTCGGCCTGGACGTGGAAGTCGTTCACGGATGGACCTACCGCCATCTATGCCGCTGGCGACAGCGGCACTACGAGTGAGATCCACAAGTTCAGCCCAACCCTGTCGAGCACTGGAGTGCCCGAGCTGTCCTGGGTAGGCGTGACTGCAACCATGCCAGCCGGTGAGACCATCAACACGATCTACCAGTACGTCGGATCGTTCATCGGTATCGCCACGAACAAGGGATTCAGGGTCGGAGAGATCGACCAGAACGGCGACATCTCTTACGGCCCACTCCTGTTCGAGCCAGAGGGTGGCTGCGAGGGAATCGTCGGACACGACAGGTTCATGTACGTCGGATCCACCAATGCTCACGACGGCAACTCTGGCCTGTTCCGTGTGGACCTAGGTAACGCAGTCCAGGAGCAGACGACCAGGGCTATCAGGTACGCGTACGCAAGGGACATCTACTACGGAGGAGACGAGAGCCCGATCACCTCGGTGACCATGTTCGGCAACAGTGACCGCAAGGTCTTCACGCTGTCCGGCTTCGGTCACGCCAAGGAACTAGCGACCACGCTAGTTCCTTCTGGGTACCTGACCACTGGTCGCATCAGGTACAACACCGAGGAGCCGAAGCTCTACAAGTTCTTCTCCGTCCGCACGCCATCCCCGCTTCAGGGTAACGTTGCTGCCACCATCCTCATTGAGGGCGGTGGAGAGATCGACTACATCATGTATAGTCCGACCATTGTGTCTGGCATCAAGGATGTGGCGATCAGCAATCCATCTGGACCGCAGAACTGGATCAGGCTGAAGTTCACCCTGTTCCAGGGGAGCGATCCGGCTTTCGGTGGAGTGCTCAACGGGTGGCAGATGAAGGCACTGCCAGGATCTATCAGGCAGCGCGTCATCACACAGATCTTCGAGCTGTTCGACGAGGAGACTGACCGCACCGGTCAGCGTATCGGTTACGACGGGTACGCTCGTGCCAGGTTCGAAGACTTCAAGGGCGTCGCCCGAGCAGGCGACGTCATCCTATTCCAGGAGCTACAGGAGGATCTGTCCACGCTGGTCGTCATTGAGGACTGGGAGTACAGGCAGACTGCACCACCTGGACCAAATCGGGGGGCACTGGGAGGGTACCTGACGGTGCAGATGCGCACCGTCGCCGAGTCCACGTAAAGGGAGAGAGCATGGCGCTTGAGATGGATGCCATCATCGCCATTCTCACGGGAGCCGCTGGCGTCGCTGGCGGCTTCGTGGGGGGCAAGAAGTTCGGACACTCGCAGGCAGCGCAGATCTCTGTCGACACCGTTGAGCTACTTCAGATCGCCGTGGCGGAGCTGAGGACTCAGGTTGCAGAGAAGGATGGGCTGGTTGCTGATCTCCGAGCGAGGGTCGAGATTCTTGAAAGCCTCGTAACCCAGCGAGCAGAGGTTGAGCTGGTGCACGAGGAGGTCAAGGGAGTACGCGGCGTCGTCGACCGTATCGCGAGTAAGGTGGGAGTATGAAGCCCGCATGGTACGACCGACGCATCTACGCCGTGACAACTGAAGAGGAGAGGGACGCTGTCACTTACGTGCAGCGTGTCCTCGGACTGAAGGAGACTGGCGAGCTGGACGATGAGACCAAGTCTCACATCCGTGGGCTCCAGGTCCTCTTCGGTCTGCGACCTACTGCCATCATCGACGACGATACGGCAGAGCAGATCGAGCGTATCTTCCCATACGGAGCATGATGCCATACCCTAAGCCCTACTCCAAGAAGGAGAAGGAAGCCATGAAGAAGAAGCCAGCGGCCAAGAAGGCTGCGGCCAAGAAGAAGGGCAAGAAGTGAGTAGCTACTTCAAGGATCTACTCGTGCGTGTGGGCGCAACGTTCGCCTTCACGTTCCTCAGCATCTTCAGCCTGGAGGACCTGAGCACCGCTGACAACGCCGCAATCGCAGGCGGAGCGGCTGCACTGGCTCTCGTACAGGCAGCGCTGGGCAAGTTCGTGGGCAACCCGGACGACGCCGGACTCACCAAGTAACAGAGAG